GCTCTCGAAAACCGTGGCGATGGAAGGTCTAGTGCCTTCTGGCGACCCCAAGAAGGGGAACAGACGATTCGCGTCATTCCCACATCTGATGGAGATCCTTTTAAGGATTTCTGGTTCCACTATAACGTGGGCAAAAACTCCGGGTTCCTCTGTCCGAAGAAGAACTATGGAGAAGAGTGTTCCGTGTGCGATTTCGCTAGCAAACTTTGGCGCGAGGGCGACGAAGACAGTAAGAAGATGGCTAAGTCTCTTTTTTCCCGTCAGCGTTTCTTCTCTCCCGTCTTTGTACGCGGTGAAGAGCAAAACGGCGTGCGGGTTTGGGGCTATGGAAAGATGGCGTATGAAACGCTGTTGAACCTTGTTCTCAATCCCGAGTATGGCGACATCACAGATGTCGATACTGGCACCGACCTCGTTATGAAGTACGGTAAGCCGCCTGGTGGTCAATTCCCATTGACTAAGCTCACTCCCAAGCGTTCGACCACTCCGGTATGTGCCGATAAGACATCCGAAGAGTGTGCAGAATTGCTTGAGAGCATTCCCGAGTTTGAAGATCTCTTTGAGCGCAAGACTTCTGTTGAAGTCAAAGCAATGCTTGATGAACATCTTCTTGGGGATGATGGTGCGGAGGAATCCTCGACTGAAACTGTGAAATATAGCTCTTCGCAGTCTGAGGGAGATTCCAATTCCGTGTCGGAAGCGTTCGAAGAACTTCTGGGCTAAAAAAAACTTCGCCCACAGGGAGGCACAGGGTTATCAGGTGCCTCAAGTTTAATTTTATAAAGGAGAAGAGATGGGTCTTAAAGAAAGCTTGAACAATCTGAATACAGAAAAGGACACAAATGTCATTTTTGTTTATGAACAAGGGACGGACGTGTTTCATCATAACGAAACAGAGCTTGAAACGGCGATTAGCGATACTGATGTTGTAGAACGAGTTGCAACGGTCGCGACCTCCGGCCTGAAAGTAACCACCGCTTGGGGCAGCGAGCCTCTGCAATTGCTGCGCGACGCAGATCTGCTTGAGGGTTATGAGCGTGGCTCGGGTAACTTTGAGGAATATGTGGCAGATACAATTCGTGAAAACTTTTACGATGCCGACTTGATTGAATATTCCACAGAGAAGTATGACCATAAACGCGGCTTTACGACGTTGACAGCACAAGTTCAAGCACCACTTGTGGAGGTCTTGAACAACGACAGTCAATATAATAATGTCTTTTCTGGTTGGACTGCTGAAGTTTCTACTGACGATGGCAAGTTTTCTATTGACGTTTAGTTGATTATATAGTATAATATAATATATTCCCACAGGGAGGCACAGGGTTATCAGGTGCCTCATAATCTAATATAAGGAAAAACCATGAATAGCAATACAAACACTCCAGACACACTTAGTGATATGATTGTCCTTCTTACAGAAGTTCAGGCGGATTATAAAAAGTTTTACGTCGATGGAAATTCTTCAGCAGGCACGCGCGTCCGAAAGGTAATGCAACAGATTAAGGCGTCTGCCGGTGACGTCCGAACTCACGTACAGGCGACAAAGAACGGACAATAGACTAATCAGATACCGCAGGGAGGCACGGGTTACAGGTGCCTCAAACCCATTTGATTAAATTGTTTTAATATTTTAGTAAAAATCGTTTAATCAGATCATAAATATAAGGAGATAAAAAATGGGTATTTTGAGATTTAAAAAAGAATTCGCGGATAAGGTCTTTTACGACCATTCTTTTCAACGTCGCGTGGTTTGGAAGCCTGCAATCTTTTATAGATATATGGCGGCGGTGTCGTATGGATGGAAGATACATGACATTATTCTTGCCGATATCGCCGCTTGTCGCGACTTCTGCAAAGAGGCGGGCGATACGAAGTCCTACGATTATTTTGATGGGCTGTTAAATAAAGGCTACAGATATATCTCGTTGGACGGACAGAACCGGACAGTAAAGCTTTTAGAGTTTTTTGCCAATAAGATAACAATTACTGGCGAGTTTATGAATGCGGACGAGGAACTTGAACAGGTGGAAAACAAACACTATAAAGATCTAAGTCCCTCCTTGAAAGCCCAGTTCACATATGGTTGTGATATTGGCGTAAAGGTTAATAAGCGCGCAACAAGACCCATCTTGGCGAATATATTTAAGGCCATTAATTCTGGATGCCCCCTGAAGCATCAAGAGAAGCGCAACTCCACCAGCACACCGATTGCGGCATGGGTACGCGACAAGGCAACGTCTTACCGGGGCATGTTGCAGAAGGTTGTTAAAGAAGACGACCAGCTTAGAATGGGGGATGACGAGCTGATTGTCAAGGTGGCGTTACACCTAATCGGGGGCTATCATTCAAGTGTATCCAAAGACGACAAAAAGACACTTGTTGACGGAAACTTTAGCGCGTCGACGCTTGACCTCTTTTATGACATCGGGATCCCTTGTTCGGACCTGGCCTTGTCAGGTTGTCCATACGATGATGCACAGCTCCATCGCGCAGCAAGCGTAATTGGAATGGTCAGTTCGGTGATTGTAAACCTGTCGTCATCTATCGTCCCGCCGTCAAAGCTCGTCCCGCTTAAAACGTTTTGGGCTCTCGTTTACTATTGTGAACTCCTTTATGATGAGGGGTATCATACGGTCACCCAATCGGCTGGGGCAGATAGTACTTATGAGTTGGTCAAGGATGTTTGCAAGGGGCTTTATGACAAATCTGTTACCGATTATGCCAACGCTCGCGCAGCGAAGGTGGAAGTAGGTGAAGATCCGGAAGATGTTAGCGACACAGACTACTATTATCGGTGGTGCGCTCTTCCTCATATACCCGGTCCACGCCTTCGTAGAAGGAAGGCACTCCATGAAGCATTGCAGCTACACGTTCGCGAACGCGAGAATGCAGCAGTACGCGACGTGGCATAAAATTCATTGTTATTCCACATTGAATATCCGCAGGGAGGCACGGGACTACAGGTGCCTCAACTCATTCACACACAGGAGGTTATATTATGAGTGATACCAAAAGCGGCTACGAGCTGCGAAACGAACTTTTGCACCTAGCAAGAGATATTGTTGAGACTAATGTTCATCTGGCAACAGCGAACAAGGACACTAATCGTCCACAGTACTTTACAACAGATGATGTGATTCGCGAAGCCGAAAAGCTTTATCAATTTGTTCAGACCAAAAGTTAGATAGCCCTTCAGCTCCCACGGGGAGGCACAGGGTTATCAGGTGCCTCAATCTTTACCACTCACGAGGTTCATATGCCTAGACCAAAGAAAACAAAAGCAGGAAAGTTGAGCATCGAACAGATGCGAAACCTTATCAACAAGAAAGCAGGCATCAACGTCGCGCACGATTTATCATCGGAAAATCCAACAGAAGTAAAACAGTGGATTCCGACTGGTTCGCGCTGGCTTGATTCAATTATATGCAGAGGACAGCTTGCAGGCATTCCTGTGGGCAAGGTGGTGGAGATTGCAGGTTTAGAATCTACGGGCAAGTCTTATATGGCAGCGCAGATTGCAGCCAACGCTCAGAAGATGGACATTGATGTTATTTATTTCGATTCTGAATCTGCGATTGACCCAACTTTTTTGGAGAAAGCAGGCTGCGACATTGACCGTGTATTGTATGTGCAGGCACGTTCGGTAGAGTTTGTCCTTGAAACTATTGAAGATTTATTGGGCACAAACGAAAACCAGATGCTATTTATTTGGGATTCACTAGCACTAACTCCATCCGTTTCTGATGTAGAAGGTGACTTTAATCCACTATCGTCTATGGCTGTGAAGCCGCGAATACTTTCGAAAGGAATGTCAAAATTGACTGTGCCTATCGCCAATAGCAAGTCAACGCTTTTAGTTTTGAACCAACTTAAAACAAACATTACCAGTAACATCGCGGAAGCCCTCACAACCCCCTACTTCACACCAGGCGGCAAGGCGATGCACTATGCCTACTCGTTGAGGGTTTGGCTGACCGGTCGCAAGGCGAAGGCATCATTTATATTAGACGACAACGGATTCCGCATTGGGTCCGAAGTGAAAGTGAAGGTGCAGAAGTCTCGGTTTGGTACCCAAGGTCGCCAGTGTGCCTTTAAGATCTTGTGGGGCGCTGACGTTGGTGTTCAGGACGAGGAGAGTTGGTTTGATGCCGTCAAGGGTTCAAAATATTTGACGTCGGCTGGAGCCTGGTACTCTATGGAATTGGATGATGGAACGGTTGAAAAGTTTCAACCTGGCAGGTGGATGGAAAAGATGCAGGATAAAAAGTTTCGTGACCGCGTACTGTCCATTATGGACGAAGAAGTGATTATGAAATTTCACAAACGCGAGGGAGATGCCTCGGAGTTTTACAAAGATATGGATGAAGAATCCGATGGAGAGACATAATATGAAACGTATACTATTTTCTTTTTTGATGGGACTTTGTTTCCTAACACTGACGAGTACGCCAGCATGGGCAAAGACTTGCAAGCCAAAGCCTGATTCATTTTACTACAGTGAAGACTCTTCAAGGCACCGAAGCGGGGAATACTTTGTAGCTTGGGAGGGAGGGATACCTGTGGTTTATTACTATAGCTATCGCATAAAATCTCTCAAGTCTGTTGTGGTTGCAGCGGAATTTAATAAAGTTAAAGGTGGCTGGACTTTCTATGGCAAGGTACCGCACTCTTTGATAGAGGTGGTACATTGGCACTGGAAGGAACATAAAACTGCTTACAAGAACTGTTTGGGAGATTATGCATGGCGCTCAGGAAACTATTATTACGCCCCATACCGCACAAAGCACAAAGATAACCCGGCGTTCAACTGGGTTATTATTGGGCCGCGCGGACCCCATCATGGAGTCTTGCAAGACTACAAAAAGAAGAAATACAAATTAAAGAAAAAGAATCTTATTAGAAAAAAGAAATAATAAGAAGCTGAGAACATTTTTTTGTTGACATTTGGTGAACCCTTCAGTTATAATAGGGATTATGACACAACCAAGAATTATAATTATCGACGCACTGAATATGTATTTCAGGGCTTATATCGTAGACCCATCCCTATCCACAAACGGACAACCCATCGGAGGACTCAAGGGCTTCTTAAAGATCTTACAGAAGCTTGTGCGGGAGACGAAACCAGACCAGATTGTTATCGCCTGGGACGGCGCA